CACTGCTTTTGAGGTACTCAAGAAGCTAGAGACCTTCTTTGGGGTAGGTGAAGTAAAAGCTCATTTAGAGGAAGAAGCAAAGTCTGGGTTCATCAAGAATTACTTTGGTAGAAACATTCGCGTGCGTAATGATGCATCCCATGTCCTCTACAACAATTACATACAGTCCTCAGCTATGGATGCTGCACTCGAAGGATTTTACCAGATCGTACAGGGCGTAGAGAAGGAAGGTCACAAGTGTGTCCCTCTCTTTCTTTTGCATGATGCGATTATTTTTGACTGTCATCCTGAGTGCTTTGACAAACTTGAGGATATAATGAGGCCAGGACAAACTTTGTCCGCGTTTGACTCGTGTCTTTATATGGGCGCGGAGGAGTTATGATGGATTTAGATATCGAGACTATGCAGGCTAATTACGAGAAGTTCCAAGCTCTGAATGAAAAGACAGGTAAAAGAGCTGAGAACCTCAAGGCGCTGATCGAGGGGCTGGGCGACCGCTTAGTGATGTGCCCCTCGTCTGAGAGAAATGAGTATTTTAATTCTTATCCGGGAGGACTTCTGGATCATGCCCTCAAGATCCTGGAGTCTAGCTATAAGATTGCCAAAGGCTGCGGCATTGAGGTATCTAATGAGTCGATCATCTTGTGCTCCCTATTCTGCTTGATTGGCAAGGTTGGTGATGAGAAGCATGACTTCTATATACCGCAGGATAATAATTGGCGCAAGGAAAATTTGGGTGAGAACTACAAGTTCAATGATAAGCTCCCCCACATGAGGACGACCCATCGCAGTCTTTACTTGCTCCAAAAATTTGGAGTTGAGGTGAGCTATGATGAATGGATGGCTATTCTACTTGCAGATGGATTGACTGATGACACGCGTCTTTACTCCATGAGAGAGCCTTCACTAGCACTAGTGATATCTTCGGCAAATAAATTGGTACAGGCTCGATCTCGAGAAGACAATATTCCAGTTCCTTTCTAAGGTAGAGCATATTTAATAATATGCCGAATAAATTTAAAAGATTTAAGCCTAAATTTGTGAAGCGAGCATTTGTTCGAGGCTCTGGATTAGGGCAGACTGGCGCGCACGGAACGTCAGCTTTTCAAAACCCGCCCGGCATCCATAGGCTTGGGTGGGCCCCGAGACCTTTTCCTAGGACAGGAATGACAGGGGAGCCCAATAGTTCGATCATGGGTCGAATGGGATCCGGTGCACTCTCAGTATACACTGATGAAGACAAAGAAGAATTTGAGAAGCAGAGCGGACCTCCTGGCAAAGGTGGTAACTACAAAGCTTCTATGACAAGAACTTATATTAAAAAAGGCGGAGGCCAGACAATGATAGGATTACCCGGAGGAGTTGTAGGCGAATCACATCTCAGGGACATTATCAGAAACGAAATACTTGAAATGAAGGGCGATCCCGACGGAGCTAAAGCCCTTGCTTATGAGCTTATGCGGAGTCAAGAGGGCGATGATGAAGACAAAGAAGACGAACTCGATGAGTTCTCCGGATCAGCTGCAGTAGCAGGTTATTCTCTACCCTTGGGTGCTTCTAATCACCCTTCCACGCTGAAATCTCGCGGAGAGTTCACAGCTAAGATGTACGGTGGAGAACGTGTGAGAACCCTTAAATTACGACGAATGAAAAAGCCCGAGTAATCATTGAACATCCTTGTAAGCTAGGTTAGAATACACCTGATCATCAAGCTTCAAGGAGAAAAAGATGGCTATTGATTTTGATGCGATTCGTCGCAAAGTTGCTCAACTCTCTGGCAACGCACGCCGCGGCTCTGCTTTTTGGCGTCCAGAAGAGGGTGAGCATACAGTACGTATTGTACCTTTTACCGACAACGATGGGCAGCCATTTAAGGAGCGCTGGTTCTACTACAATGTAGGTGAGAACCGCGGAATTCTTGCTCCTAAGCAGTTCGGAAAACCTGACCCCATTCAGGAGCTAATCAACAAGCTTCGTGACGAAGGCTCACCCGAATCGTCTGAGCTTTGCAAGCGCCTCTACCCTAAGATGCGCGCATATGCACCTGTTGTAGTCCGCGGCGAAGAAGATAAAGGAGTTCAGCTTTGGTCCTTCGGGAAGATGGTCTATCAGGACATCCTCAACATTATGCTCGACCCAGATTACGGAGATATCACAGATCCTCTAGAAGGTCGTGACATCAAGGTCTCACTATCTAAGGCTCCCGGACAGCAATGGTCCAAGACCTCTGTGATGCCTCGAGGCAAGGCTTCTAAGCTGTCCTCCGATACTGCTAAGATTGAGACTTGGACAGCAGCTATTCCAGACTTGGATGAGATCTATAGTCTGGAATCCTACGAAGAGATCGAGAAGAAAGTCAATGACTGGCTCAACGGCTCTTCGGCTTCAGATGACGATGGTACTACTGGCGGATCTACTTCTACTACTACCTCTACTACTAGCGCTGCTACCACTACAAGTACTGCAAAACCTGCAAAACCAAACGCTGAGTCGAAGTCATACACTTCTTTAGATGACGCTTTCGCTGATCTTCTCGGCGACTAGGGGGATAAATGGCTAAAAAACCTGCAGACAAAAAGTCTAAAAAATCTGATGACTTCACTGCAGATCTCATCAAGTCGCTGAACAAGGATCATGGGAGCAGGATCGCTTATAATCTCAGCATTGATGAGTCGCCAACTCATGTCAAGGCTTGGGTGTCCACAGGCATCCGGCAACTGGATTACATTGTTGCAAATCGTAAGGGAGGGGGACTCCCTTGCGGTAGGATCGTAGAGATCTTCGGACCTCCTTCGATCGGTAAATCACATATTGCATACCAAATAGCTAGAAACACCCAGACCATGGGTGGCATCGTAGTCTATATCGATACGGAGAATGGTACTTCTGTGGAGAATTTAGGCCTCTTGGGAATTGATGTCTCCCGTCGGTTTGTGTTCATTGAGACAGCTTGCACTGAAGAGGTGTTCGCGGTCGCAGAGTCCACTATTATGAAGGCTCGCGGCCTGAATAAAGATGTCCCCATCACCATTATATGGGATTCAGTTGCTGCATCTTCCCCCAAAGCGGAACTTGTAGGTGACTATGATAAGGACTCGATCGGCCTGCAGGCTCGTGCAATCTCGAAGGGTATGAGAAAGATCACGCAGGTGATTGGAAGCACGAACACGCTTTTCGTTGCTTTAAACCAGACGAGAACGAAGATCGGTGTGATGTACGGTGATCCCACCACTACGCCCGGCGGCATGGCACTTCCTTTTCATTCATCCACGCGCATCAAGCTTGGTGCAGGTTCGCCTATTAAAAACAAAGACGGCGATATTGTAGGCATTAATGTGTCAGCAAAAACCATCAAGAACAAGGTGGCGCCACCCTTCAGGACATGCCAGTTTGAGATTCATTTTGGCGTAGGCGTCAAAGAGCATGAGCAGGTCACTGATTTACTCCGATCTTCTGGTGACGTAACCGTAGATGGAAAAACATATTCAATCGAAGGTGCTGGCGCCTGGAAGACCCTGACAGTCTCTGATGAAAAGACTGGAGAGGTTCTTGTAGAGAAGAAGTTTACCAAGAGTGGTATGGAAGATGTTCTTAAGGATCCTGACTACAGTCATCACATTGAGCTAATGATTGAGAACATCTTGATAAAGAAATTTGAAGGAAATCCAGACTTTAACACTGATTCCTACGAAGAAGTAAGGGCAGTTGCAATGGACATGGCGGAGAATGATCTAAGTTGAGCCTATACATCAAAGTAAAAAGGACACACCCAGATGCTGTAATACCTGACCAGAAAGTCGGTGATGTCGGATGGGATCTAACTGCAGTCGAAGGTGATATTATCGAACCTGGAAAAGTGGCAGTCGCCCCTACAGGATTAGTGCTAGCCGAGAATCCTTACGCTAGTGACATCCACAATCAGGTTCTACTTAAGATCGAAGCACGAAGCGGATTAGCCAGCAAGCACTGCGTTTTTCCTGTGGGTGGCATCATCGATCCAAGTTACCGCGGCGAGATGGGAGTCATGCTCTATAATGGAGGAGATCAGCCCTATGAGTTCTATAAGGGCGACAGGGTTGCCCAGATTGTTATCTACGAAGTGCACGCCAAAACCATAGGCAATAAAACATGCTTTATGGAGGCAGATGCTGTGCGTTCATCTGATCGAGGCGATAAAGGTTTTGGCTCCTCAGGAAGATAGACCCGTCCTCATCTTCGATGCGATGAACCTTTTTCTTCGCGTCTATTCGGCAAACCCGTCGATTAGCAAGCATGGTCATCATGTCGGAGGCGTAGTCGGTTTTTTAAAGTCGATGCGCAATATCATCGACCGGTTTAGCCCGAGCCAGATCTATGTTGTATGGGAAGGCGGAGGCTCTTCCAGAAGAAGGGCTATCTATCCCGATTACAAGAAGGGTAAGAAGCCGGCCCGAATGAACCGCTTCTACGAACAAGATATTCCAGACACACAACAAAATCGCAACAAGCAGATCGCTACTCTAATTAAGATGATGAAGAACTTACCGATCTGTCAGGTCTATGTAGGCGACTGCGAAGGTGATGATGTTATCGGCTATCTCTGCAAGTATAAGCTTCGAAACTTAACCAAAGTGATCGTGTCTTCAGATCAGGATTACTACCAGTTACTAAACGAGAACACAAACATCTTCAGGTTAGGCCGCAAAGAGATTGTGACTCGAGATCACATTCCCGAACTTTTAGGTGTGAGTGCGAGCAACTACTGTGTAGCCAAAGCTGCAGTTGGAGATAGCTCTGACAACATCGCCGGAATCAAGGGTGCAGGCTACAAGACAATGGCTAAAAGATTTTCCTTCCTAGCAGTCGATGAGGAAGCTGATATCAAAAAAATATTTGAGTATGCTTCTGCGAACGCAGAGGGTAAAATTAAAATCTACCGAGAGATAGCAGACAATTTTGATGTCTTGGAACGTAACTGGCGCCTGACATATTTAGATTCGCGAAATCTGGCGGCAAATCAAGTGAATCAAATCGAACACATCGTAGATACATTTGAGTCTAAGGGGAATAAGATCGGGATGATGAGAGATCTGATTGCTGAAGGCATCCAAAACTTTGACGTCGAATCGCTCTTCCTTAGCTTTACTTACCTAGATTAAGAGGTTCACGTGACACAAGAGTCCGGTATATCATTTGCGTCTTATGGAAAAGACTTTCAAGAAAAAATCGTTCAAGGTCTTCTCACCGACAGGATGTGGGCAGAACAAATGGCTGAGGTTATTGACACCCGGTTCTTTGATCTGAAATACCTCAGGTTTCTGGCTGATCGATATTTCACTTATCACCAGAAATACAAAGATTTTCCAACCCTTCCCCTTCTTGTCTCCATTATTCGCGATGACTTGAAGACGGGAAACGACGTCATCCTTCGGGACCAGATTGTTGAGTATCTACAACGTATTAGGCACAATCCCAACATGGGAGACTTGGAATATGTTAAAGACAAGGCACTTGACTTCTGTCGTAAACAGGCATTTCGAGGCGCATTAGAGGAAGCTGTTGATCTCATTCAGGTTGATAAGTTCGATTCAGTTATGGACTTGATGCGCAATGCACTTTCAGTCGGAACCACACCTTCTGTTGGCCACGACTTCTTTGAAGACATGGATTCAAGGTTTGTTCGAACAAATCGATCGCCTATTCCAACGGGTATTGCACAGATTGATGCAAAAGATATCCTCAACGGGGGCCTAGGCAAAGGCGAGATCGGTGTCATCACAGCACCTACAGGAGTTGGTAAGTCACACATGCTGGTTAATCTTGGCTGTGCAGCTTTGCGAGCAGGATTTAACGTAATACATTATACCTTTGAGCTTACCGAGACAGGCACGGGCCTTCGTTACGATTCCAACCTTTGCCAGATCCCTAGTAACGAAGTTCAGGATCGCAAGGATGAAGTCATCGAATACTACAAGGAAAGAGGAGAAGGTCTTGGAAGGCTGATGATCAAGGAGTATCCGACAGGAACTGCAACGGTCCAGACTCTTCGATCCCACATTGAAAAGCTAAGCCTTAAAGGATTTATTCCTCATGTGCTGATTATCGATTATGCAGACATTATGAGGTCATCGCGGCAGTATGACTCAATGAGACATGAACTCAAGAAGGTCTATGAAGATCTTCGCAACCTGGCTATGGAAAAATCCATGCCTATTTGGACAGCATCTCAATCCAACAGAGACTCCGCTAACGCTGATATCGTAGGTCTGGAAAGTATGTCAGAATCTTACGGCAAAGCGCAGGTTGCAGATGTTGTAATCTCCATATCTCGTAAGCCTGCTGAGAAATCTGAAGGATTCGGACGACTTTATATTGCTAAAAACAGAGCCGGCCGCGACGGAATTGTGTTCCCAGTAAAGCTCAATACTGCAATGAGTAGGTTTAGCATACTAGAAAACTCAGAAGAAATGTCCCTCATGGATGCAAAGAAAAAGAATGAAGGTGATTTGAAGCAGCTTTTACAGCAAAAGTGGAAACAAGTCAGTAAAGTTGAAGTACAAAGTAAAGAAGAAGTCAAAGACACAGAAGGTGAGTCGTAGATGTCAACCTATGATGAGGTTTTCAAGGAAAGCCTAGAGTATTTTAAGGGCGATGAGCTAGCAGCTTCAGTTTTCGCTACAAAGTATGCACTGCAGGATAATCAAGGTAATTTCCTTGAAACTAATCCCGACCAGATGCATCACCGTCTAGCACAAGAATTTGCTCGAATCGAAGAGAAGTATGAAAATCCAATGTCAGCTGACGAGATTTATTCGCTTCTCAGAGAATTTAAGTATGTAGTTCCCCAGGGATCACCAATGTCTGGCATCGGAAATCCCCACCAGATCCAATCGCTCTCTAATTGTTTCGTAGTAGATTCTCCCCAGGATTCTTATGGCGGAATTCTTAAGGCAGACCAGGAGCAGGTGCAGATTATGAAGCGCCGCGGAGGCGTAGGATTTGATATTTCTACAATCCGCCCGAAAGGTTTGCGCACGTCTAATGCTGCAAAAACAACTGATGGCATTGGCGTCTTTATGGAGCGGTTTTCTAATTCGTGCCGCGAGGTTGCGCAAGGTGGTCGCCGAGGAGCTCTAATGCTCACCATCTCTGTGCACCATCCAGACATTGAAACATTTATCAATATCAAGCGCGACTTATCAAAGGTTACCGGCGCCAATATCTCGATTCGACTAACCGATGAGTTCATGCATGCTGTCGAGAATGAAGAAGACTACGAGTTGCGCTTTCCTGTAGAACCCGAAGAGGAAAGAGTGGTAACTCGACAAGCTCATGCCAAAGATATTTGGGACCAGGTTATCGAATCTGCACACGGTTCAGCAGAGCCAGGACTACTTTTTTGGGATAATGTACTCAACTACACACCTGCGCAGATCTATAAGGAACAGGGATTCCACACCATCAGCACTAATCCGTGCAGCGAGATCACGCTGTCAGCATATGATAGCTGCAGGCTTCTGCTTCTAAACCTCACTTCTTTTGTAGAGAATCCCTTCTCTGAGAATGCAAGGTTTGACTATAAGCTATTTGATGATTACTCGCAAAAGGCTCAAAGGTTAATGGATGATCTGATCGATCTTGAAATTGAACATGTCGATCGAATCATTAAAAAAATCAAGAAGGACCCTGAGTCAAAAGATGCTAAGCGGGTTGAGCTCGAACTCTGGCAAAAGATTCGAAAGGCAGCCCTTGAAGGTCGTCGAACAGGATTAGGTGTCACGGGCCTAGGTGATACACTTGCAATGCTTAACCTCCAGTATGGTTCTCCGAACAGCATACAAGAAACTGAGGACATCTATCGAGCATTGGCAATAGCCGCATATAAGAGCTCATGCCAACTCGCTGCTGAGCGAGGTCCCTTCCCAGTTTATAACTTCGAGCAAGAAGAAGGTCACCCGTTCATGGGGCGCCTCTTCGAAGCTTACCCACAATTACGACGTTTACATAGAAAGCACGGAAGGCGCAACATTGCCTTAACCACCACTGCACCTTGCGGCAGCGTTTCTACGTTAACGCAGACCACTTCAGGTATTGAACCTGCTTTTATGCTCAAGTACATTCGGCGTAAGAAAATCAATCCTAGCGATCCTGAGGCTCAAGTAGACTTTGTGGATGATCTAGGAGATCGATGGCAGGAATTTGACGTCTATCACCACAATTTTAAGAAATGGATGGACACGACCGGAAATTCAGAGATATCTGATAGCCCTTATGCTGATGCAACAGCTAATGAGATTAACTGGGAGTCAGCTGTAGATCTTCAAGCTGCTGCACAAAAGTGGGTGTGTCACGCAATCAGTAAGACTATTAACTTGCCCAGGGATGTCACAGTTGATGATGTCAAAAAAGTGTACTGGCAAGGCTGGAAGAAAGGTCTTAAGGGAGTAACCGTGTATCGCGATGGTAGTCGATCTGGAGTTCTGGTGTCTGATGACGCCGCTGCAAAGAACAAAGATGGTTTTGATGAGACACAACCACCTAAGCGCGCTGACACTTTGGAATGTGATATCCATAACACTTCTATTCGAGGTGAAAAATGGACCATTATTATGGGTCTAATGAATGGAAAGCCTTACGAGATCTTTGGCGGAATGGCAAATAAGATCGAGATCCCACGATACTACAAGAAGGGAACTCTCACTAAGCGCCCCAGAAAGACAATGAACTCCATCTATGACCTTAGGTTTGGGCATGAAGGAGATGAGTTCTGCATCAAAGATGTGGTTGAAGTGTTTGACAACCCAAACTATTCAGCGTTCACGCGGACTATTTCTCTCGCCCTGCGGCATGGAGCTCCGGTTTCATTCATGGTTGAGCAGCTTCAGAAGGATAGAGAAGCAGACATGTTCTCCTTCGCTCGTGTGATTGCTCGAGTTCTTAAAAATTATATCGAAGACGGAACTGCTGCATCTGAGAAGACATGCGATGATTGCGGTGCCGAAGGAACATTAATCTACCAAGAGGGATGTGTTACTTGCCTAAGCTGCGGCACTGGCAAGTGCGGATAAGACAAGAGAGACAAAATTGAAAAAACAGGTCAAAGTCGATGGTCGCATCAGCGAAGTAAAGCTAATGAACAACCCGATTGTTATTCGGGTCAATAAGTTTAGTGAGGATGGTGCCAAGAAGTTCAACCAGGATATGGCTGCAGCCCACAATTCAGGGCAAGGTATTATTCCAGTTGTGATTGATTCTTATGGAGGGCAAGTTTACTCCCTGATGTCAATGATAGCAGATATCAAGAGCTCAGATATCCCTGTTGCCACCATTGTCGAAGGGAAGGCCATGTCATGCGGGGCTGTACTCTTCACATTTGGAGCAGAAGGCCACCGATACATGGCACCTGATGCAACTATAATGATTCATGACGTCAGTAGCGGAGGTTTTGGAAAGGTAGAGGAGCTTAAAGCTGATGCAGCTGAAGCCGACCGCCTTGACCAAAAGATCTATAAGATGATGTCACAAAACTCCGGCAAGAAAGATGACTATTTTAAGAAGATAGTCCACAAGAAAGGTCACGCCGACTGGTTCTTGGATGCAGAGGAATGCAATAAGCATAACATCTGCAACCATATAAGAGTTCCTTCGTTCACAGTAAGCATCGATGTGAATATGGAACTTGATTAAGAGACATCTACTTCTTTTTGCAGCTCTTTTTTTAGGCTGTGAAACTCCTGATCAAGTGTCTGACTATGTGGCTTACGGAGCACACCCGATAAAAGTTACTAGCATAACAGAGGGAATCCAGGCTTTTTCTCTAGACGATAACTTCGTTCTCGGAAAGTTAACAGATGCCCAGCTAGTCAATGCAATCATCATTATGGATATTGCAAAAGAGAAGACTTTCGACGCTCCAACACTTCTAGCTGTAGCATTCAGGGAGTCTGCTTTCAAAACGGGAATAGTTTCCAAGCAAGGAGACGTCGGTGTTTTCCAAATTAACGCTCGGTGGTGGTGGAAGAAGCTAGGATATGCTTCTCGTGCAGATTTTGTAAAGAAAAACCAGGATCCTTCTACGAATGCAAAGAATGCGATCTTTATCATCAAGAAATTTAAAAAATTTAAAAGCTGTCGAGGAGATAATCTTTTTGCTTGCTACAATGGTGGGCCTGGATGGAGGCTTTCTAAGAATGTCGATAAGATCAAAGCATACCAGAAACGTGTAATACGAGCAAGATATTTAATTAAGCGCCACATGAAGCGCTGGAAGCGAGATATCGGAAGTGAGCAACCCTAATCATCCTCGGCAAACTGGCGACGGAAAGCTACGCATTGAAGACGTAGTTGATGATTGGGATTTAGGCTTCTACGATGGTAATGCTATAAAATGCATACTTCGCGCAAAATTTGGCAATCAAGAGATACAAGACATAGAAAAAGCATTAGAGTATCTTAGGCACTATTTAAGAGTGTGCAAGGAAGCCCATGAACGAGCAGATGAGGAACAGACTGCGACTTGGCGCCCTGGTTGTGGTAATTATATCTCTAGTGGTACCGAATCCGACGATTGACAGCCTTTCTCGAATAGCCCTGGTCGGACTTTTTACCGACTGGGCATATCAGCTATATAAACGTTCATAAAGCTTAGTATAATAATTTCA